TGCAACGCTCGGCTACCGATTGGCGGCTAGAAGCCGAAGTACACCGCAAACGTGCTGCCGCTGCTGTAGCCGAGATCGCCCGCCTGCGTCTCACCGACGCGGAGCGGGAGGCGATTGAGTGGTGCCTATCGCTGCCGATGCTTGACCGCGATGTGGTCAGGATGATGCCGCTCCGATCGCTGCTGGAGAGGCTGACTCGCCTCGCTTGACGCCTCGCCTACCGTGACTCCATCGGGCGCAGGAGCGTCCAGACTTTGAAGGAGCGAAAGGTATGCGAAGGATTGTTTTGGCTCTCGCGTTTTTGATAGCCACCCCCCCCGGCATCATGTTCGGGCAGGACGTGATCATTCACGCCAGGCGTGTAAATATTATTTCGGCTCAGCAGCAAGCTGAGGAAAACGCCCGCACCGGAAAGTTGACGCATTGCCGCGTGCTGAACGGAATGCGGGAAGGTATAGGTTACGGCCAGACGCCAGAGGCGGCTGAACGTGCGTGTTGTTTCTACAACGACGCGATGCGTGGCCGCTACCGCATTGTTGAGCGTGGCGTCGCTCGCGGCCCACGCGGATGGTATGCGGTGCTGCGCTACGAATGAGCAAGGACTGGATCACAGTCGAATTTCTCGGCGGCCCGCTGGACGGCGCTTTACGGCCCGTCCAAGCGGGCGTCGCCGTTTATTACCTTGCCAACGGCGCCGTGATCCACGCTTACGCTGCGGACGAGATTCACGAAGGCAACAACGTCCGCCCGGTGATGCGGCATTTTGAGATCATCAACTTTTCAAGTTGGAACGCTTGACTCTGCTGCGATGCTCGGTGCATGAAACCGATCGCGTTCAGCGTTGCGGGCGATCCGGTGCCACAGCCTCGAGCTCGCATCACGACTCGTGGAAAGTTCGCACACGCTTACACGCCCAAGAAGCATCCGATCAACAATTACCGCGACGAGATTTCAGCTGCTGCGATTGTCGCAATGGGAGACGCAGAGCCAGCAAGCGAACCTGTAAGCGTTGTCATTGACGCTGTGTTCGCTCGACCAAAATCCCACATGACAAAACGTGGCGTGAAACCAACAGCGCCAAAACTTCCACGACCTGACTGCGACAACATCGCAAAAGGCGTGCTTGATGCGTTGGCATTGATTGTGTGGCTCGACGACACACTTGTGCAGCGACTCGTCGTTGAGAAATCGTATGGCGATGAGGCAAGAACGACTGTGCGAGTGCAATGACGAAAAAGCCTAGAAAACAAGAGCAAAACGCACGCGACACGCAAAAAGCACTAGAAAACAAGCCAAAAACAAACGCAACGAAAAACATGCGTATTTCCCGAGAAAAACGCACAAAAACACCAAAAACATGCGTTTGTTACGGGAAAAACAGTGGTTTTTGCAAAATGCTGCACTACCCCTGACAGGGGGGGTCTTGGGTAGGTTCTCCCGGCGGTTTTACACGGAAGCCTCATACGCGAGCTTGCCATATTTGTGATGTTTTTTAGCCACGGGGGCCGCCTTGGTCCGCTCTGACCAAAAAGACCGCCAGGACGCTGCCAAACGTCGCTACGACGACATCAAGCGACGCACTGGGGAGCGATCGCGTCAAGTCGGTGCGGCTGGCAGAGACATCGGCAGCGTTCCGCCGGTCAAGGACGCCAAGCGACGCGACGCCTGCAGGGCAGACTTCCGCCAGTTCTGCGAGGTGTACGGGTCGGAGTCGTTTCCTCTCGCGTGGTCTGCGGACCACCTGACAGCCATCAGCAAGATTGAGGCTGCTGTGCTGCGTGGCGAGCTCTTCGCGTTTGCGATGCCGCGCGGATCGGGCAAGTCCACGCTGTCTATCTGGGCGTGCATGTGGGCCATGCTCTACGGGCATCGCTCGTTCGTCATGCTCATCGGCTCTGACCAGGCTATCGCTTGCCAGATGCTCGACACGCTCAAGAGCCACCTCGAGCAAAACGACCTGCTGGCCGAAGACTTCCCTGCTGCGTGCTATCCGGTGCGAGCACTTGAAGGCATCACGGCTCGCGTGCGTGGGCAGACGTGCGAAGGCGATCCGACGCACATGGGCTGGACTGCGGACAAGGTGACGTTGCCGTGGATTGCAGGTGCCGAGTCTGCTGGTGCTGCCGTGCGTGTCGCTGGCATCACGGGCCGCATCAGAGGCGTGAGCCACACCAGGCCGGACGGCAAAACGATCCGCCCGAATCTCTGCCTAATCGATGACCCACAGACTGACGAGTCTTCGGCGTCGCCGTCTCAGGTTGCCACCCGAGAACGTATCCTCTCCGGTGCCATCCTCGGGCTGGCCGGGCCGGGGGCGAAGATTGCCGGGCTGGCAACCATCACGGTGATCCGGCCTGACGACCTGGCTGACCGTTTGCTTGACCGGATGCGGCATCCATCGTGGCAGGGCGAGCGGACCAAGCTCGTCTACGAGTGGCCGACTGCTGACGAGCTCTGGGGCCAGTACGCCGAGATCCGCCGCGAGGGCCAGCGAAGCGGGCAAGGCACAGCAGCCGCCGACGAGTTCTACAGGAAGAACAAAAAAGAGATGGACGCGGGCTCTCGCGTGGCGTGGCCCGAGCGGAAGCACGATGACGAGCTCACGGCTATCCAGCATGCGTGGAACCTACGGATTGACCGTGGTGAGTCTGCGTTCATGGCCGAGTACCAGAACCAGCCGCTCGCGGACGACATCGCCAGTGACAAGCTAGACAAGCGAGCTCTCGGTGCTCGAGCTCTTACGCTTCCGCGTGGGACTGTGCCGCTGGCACATCAGACGCTGACTGCATTCATCGACGTTCAGGACAAGCTGCTGTACTGGCTCGTCTGCTCGTGGGGCGAATCGTTCGGCGGTCACGTCGTGGCATACGGCACATATCCAGACCAAGCCTCTACGTTCTTTGAAGCGAAGAACGCAAAGAAGACGTTGGCACTTGCCGCCAAAGGGGCCGGGTTTGAAGGTGCTTTGTCTGCTGGCCTTGAGTCACTCACGCAGATCCTGCTCGGCAAGGACTGGAACCGCGAGGACGGCGTGCCGATGCGAGTTCGGCAGGTGCTCATTGATGCAGGCTGGGGACAGTCTACGGAAGTCGTGCGGACGTTCTGCCGCCGGTCCACGTTTGCGGCAATGCTGCTGCCGAGTCACGGCAAAGGTATCGGAGCCTCGGGCGGGAGCCTGACCGAAAAGAAGGGCAGGGGCGAGCGGCTCGGTCTCAACTGGGTGATGAGGCAGACGGCGACCAATCAACGGTATGGCGTCTACGAGACAAACTTCTGGAAGACGTTTGCGGCAGCGCGGCTCCGGCTGGCGATGGGCGATCCCGAGGCTATCACGCTCCACGCAGGCGATCACGACATGCTCGTGGAGCACTTGACCAGCGAGTACCCGGTTCGCACCGAAGCTCGCGGGCGAGTCGTGGACGAGTGGAAGTTGGACAACCGGCGCGAGAATCACTTTTGGGATTGCTTGGTGGGCTCTGCCGTGGCGGCGTCAATTGCTGGTGTGCATCCCGTGGCGACAGAGGCGGGAGGCAGGCAGCGGAAGAAGGTGACAATCCCGAGCGGACCAACCGGGAGACGTGTCATTCAATTGAAGCGGCTGAAATGAACCAGATCACCTTGACCACCGTGGACGGCTTAGACCCTCGGGACATGGTGGCGATCCGGTCGCGGCTTACGAAGCCGGGCAGCGATTTTCAGATTGAGGTCGCCACCGTTCTGGAAGGCGAAGGAAGCAGCTGCACGCCTTTGGCAGTCTGGCACTGTGACGGTTCAATGGTCGGCTGGTGCTGTTCTCACGTCTGGCGTGGCATGCAGACGCTCGAGCAGTTTGTGGATGATCGCTACCGCAACACGGGCAAGGCGACGGCTCTGACTCAGTTTCTTTTTTCGTGCGGCGTAATCAACGCTGGCAAGGTTGTCGCCGTGTTCTCTCCGTACACGGCAGACATCGCCCGAAAGTTGGGCTGTGCTGAAGTCGTTCTCTTTGAGCGACGCGGGGAAGATTGGGCCGAAGTCTAACGGCACACCCGGTCTGATTCTGCTGCTGTCTCCCGTAGCGTTGCTCGCATGAGCGACGAACTGCGCGACAAGATCGCCGAGACAGCAACCGGACCAAAGCGTGTCCGCACCGATGCAGGTGAAGTTGAGGCACAAGATGTCGCCTCAATCATTGAGGCGGACAAGTACCTGTCTGCCAAAGCTGCTGTGCAGTCCAAGTCTCGCGGGCTGCGGTTCAACAAACTCCTGCCGCCGGGCGCTTTCTAAATGGGCTTGCTCTCCAACTGGTTTGGGCGAACGCAGCCGACGCGGCAAACGCCAGCGCCGACGAGAGTTGTGCGTGCACGCTTTGACGCAGCCGAGAGCATGGACGACCGGCGGCATTGGGCCAACGCCGACTGGTTCAGCATGGACGGGGCTCTCACGCCCGTTGTCCGTCGCACCATGCGGAACCGTGCTCGGTACGAGCGGAACAACAACTCATACCTCGCTGGCATCTGCGAGACGCTTGCCACTGACTTGGTCGGCACAGGCCCACGGCTGCAACTCAATACGGGCGACCCAGACGCGGATCGGCAGATTGAGCGTGCGTGGTTTGATTGGTCGTGGCACGTCAATCTGGCTGAAAAGCTGCGGACGATGCGTCAGTCAAAACTCATCGACGGCGAATCGTTTGCGATGTATTTCACCAATCCTCGGCTGGATGGTGTGCAGCTTGACATCCGCCTGGTTGAAGCGGAGATGATCGCCACGCCTGTCGGGCTCTACATTCCAGACACGACGCCAGAAGGCTCCATCGTTGACGGGCTTGAGTTTGACGATGTCGGCAACGTCATCGCCTACAAGGTGCTCAAGTACCATCCAGGCAGCAACTGGCAGGTCAGTAACTTTGAGTTCAACCGCATCCCTGCCGAGCTCGTTGTGCACTGGTTCTCAAGGCAGCGCCCGGCGCAGCATCGCGGCGTGTCGGAAGTCGCTCCTGCCATTCGTCTTTTTGCACAGCTGCGTCGGTACACGGATGCCGTGATTGCTGCGGCTGAGACTGCGGCGGACTTTGCTGCGTTTTTGCATAGCAACTCGCCTGCCGCCGAGGTGGACGACGTTGACGCTTTCGCAGAGATGCCGATTGAAAAACGGACGATGGTCACGCTGCCCGAGGGCTGGAACGTCTCGCAGCTGAAGGCCGAGCAGCCGACCAGCACCTACGCAATGTTCAAGCGCGAGATTTTGAATGAAATCGCTCGCTGCATGCAGATTCCATACAACATCGCGGCGCTAGATTCGTCGTCTTACAACTACGCATCAGGCCGGATGGATCACGCCATTTTTGCGGCAAACCAGCGCAACCTTCGTGATGAGCTCGAGCGGCAAATGCTTGACCGCACGCTCCGCATGTGGCTGGACGAAGCCGTGCCGCTCGGTTTAGTGCCAGGCGGACTGCCACCCATTAGCGAGTGGAATTGGGTCTGGGTGTGGGACGGCAAGGAACACGTTGACCCGTCCAAGGAAGCGAACGCTGCTGAGACGCGGCTGCGCACTCACACGACAACGCTGGCTCACGAATACGCCAAGCAAGGCAAGAACTGGGAAGCCGAGCTGCGGCAGCGGGCCGCAGAGATTGCGTTGATGCAGGAGCTCGGCCTGTTCATTGACCTTCAGCCTGATGGCAACTACGGCGGTGCAACACCGGAGGACGCAGCAGACCAATGAACAAGCTTAACCTAGAAACACCTGTCGAATTTGTGTCCGCAGCTGCTGCCGATGGCATGCCTGCTGGCCCTCGCAAGTTCACCATTGAGGCATACACCGGAGCCGCAATCCGGCAGGGGTGGTCTGCCGAGCCAATCGTCATCGACTTGGCTGGCATGAAATACAACCAGCGCATCCCAATCGTGATGGGCCACGAGTACACGCTTGGCTCAATCCTTGGGCAGGCTACCAGCGTGCGTGCCGAGAACGGTCGCCTCTATGTCGAGGGCGAGATTCTCGCTGAGTCGGAACTGGCACGGCAGGTGACTGCACTGGCCGAGAAGGGATTCGCGTGGCAGGCGTCGGTGGGTGCCGACGTGATGCGGCACCAAAAGGTCGCCGCAGGCGAATCCGTAACCGTCAACGGGCAGACCTTCATGGGTCCAGTCCGAATCGTCAAGGCTTCCAAGTTGCGGGAAGTCTCGTTTGTCACTTTGGGCGCGGATGACGCAACGTCCGCCCGCATCGCTGCCGAAGAGGCAGAGGAGCTACTCATGGCGGATCACGCCAACGAAACGCCCGCCGAGGTCATTGAGACCAAGGTGGAAGCCACGGCGGCTGTCGTCGTGGAGCCCAAGGTTGAGGCCAGCTTGGACGTGTCCGCGTTCAAGGCCGAGATCGAATCCCTCAAGCAGGAAGTTGCCAACATGCAGAAAGTTCAAGCGACCCGTGAGAGCCGCGCCCCGGCTGTTCACGTCGTTGAGGAAATCAAGAACGACAAGGTCATCGAAGCGGCACTTTGCCTCCAGGGCGGTCTGCCGAATGCCGACAAGGCGTTTGACGGTCGCACGCTGGAAGCTGCCGACAAGCTCAAGCGGACCACCTCAATCGGCGAGGTGCTGATTGAGGCCGCCCGTGCCAACGGCTACACCGGCCCAAGCCGGATTTCCGCTGGCAACGCCGAGCCGGTGATCAAGGCGGCGTTTGCGACCCACGACATCAGCAACTTGCTTGGCGCTCTCGTCAACAAGTTCCTGCTCAACGGTTTCAACGCCGTCGAGTCGTCGTGGCAGGAAGTCAGTGCCGTGCGGTCGGTCAACGACTTCAAGGCAATCAACCTCCTGCGTCTCAACGGTGACATGAAGTTTAAGAAGGTCGGCAACGCTGGTGAGCTCAAGGTCGCTCAGGCGTCCGATACCAAGCGGTCGGTTGCTGCTGACACGTACGGCATCAGCACTCAGCTCACACGCCAGGACATGATCAACGACGACCTCAACGCGCTGTCGCAGATCCCGCAGCGTATGGGTCGTGGTGCGGCTCTCGCCATGAACGAAGCCATCTGGTCGGAGTTCTTGAGCAGCAACAGCAGCTACTACCAGGCGGCGACCGCTGCCGCTGGCAATGCTCTGTCGTTGTCCTCGCTGAAGACGGCCACGACCGCCTTCCGCAAGCTCACCGACCCGGACGGTAACCCGCTGGGCATCCAGCCCCGTGTGCTGCTTGTCCCGCCGGAGCTCGAGATCACCGCTGCGGAGCTCATGACCTCGGCGTTGCTCGTCTCTGGCAACACCACGAAGGAGCCCTCGGCGAACGTGCTGCAGGGTCGGTATCGCGTTGTGGTGTCGAACTACCTCACGTCGGCAACGACGTGGTGGCTCGCCGCCGACGCTGCTGACCTTCCGGCCCTCGACGTGGTTTTCCTCAACGGCCAGCAGGCTCCGACCATCGAACAGGTGGCACCGGACTACCAGCTGCTCGGCGTGGCAATGCGTGGCTTCTTCGACTTCGGTGTCACAAAGGCCGAGAGCCTGTCGTGCTACCGCATGGCGACCGCCTGAGCGTAACAGCAAACCGTGACCGCCGGGCGGGAGCAAAAGCCCGCCCGGCGGCATGACACTCAAACCCATTTCCAAAGAAAGCAGGTGATCTAATGGCCGATTACTATCAGGACGGCGACCTCATCAACTACACGCCGAGTTCGGCGGTGGCTGCTGGTGCCGTGGTTGTTCTCAACGACCTTGTGACCGTGGCTCCTCGCCCGATTGCTGCGAATGCTCTCGGTGC